TAATATCCATTCGCATACCAAGTTCACGCATGGGATCTAAAAATGATTTACGACTATGGTTCTGCGCCTTAAAGTTCATAAACTTACGATTATCATAATAATCACCAAGATGAACAATTTGCTTAATATTATGTTCTTTACAATAAGGAAAGAAGACCTTACTATAGAAGTCAGCAGCATTATTAAGAAAGATATCAGAACTATTTCGAATACCACAGTGAGTGTCATTTAATACCGCAATTTTCATTTAAGAAAGTCCGATAGATCTGAATCAGCATGTACTGCACGTTTCTTCTTTAGTTTTTCTTCTTTTATAAATGCTTTCATTTCTGTATCTTGAGTCCTTACTTTGTCTATACGATCTCTGAGTGTGTCAACAAAAGATCCAACCACACCCATTGTGTAATCATCACTCATGTCTCCATCCACAAAGTTTTCGATACCAGACCTTGTCAAATATTTTAGTTTAATATCTTGTTGTTTTTTCTCTTTGGCAATCCTACGTAAAAATGCATACCATGTTATCTGCGTAAAGTATGCAAACGCATTTGGTTTACCTGTTCTAGTTGCGGCCTCTATGTCATAGTTCTCTATAGCTTTCAAACAATTTTCAACTGCATCCATAACCATTTCTTCGCGATATGTGTAGCGAATAAAATTAGATTTGTGAGACAAACCTTCAGCGATACTGAGAAAGCACTGAGCAATATAATCTGGTACTACTGGAAGAGTTTTACTTGTTTGTTTTGCTTCGTTAACTGTATGAACATAATCGACAACTGCCTGAGAAAAATCGGCGTTATTCACATAGTGTTCGCTCTTTTTATTTTTTCGTGGCATTTCAATTTCCTTTCATAACTATTATACCAAAAAAACAGGGTAATGTAAAATATTATTTTTTTATTTAAAACATAAAAATAATCCTTGACAGAATCATAAAATAGGTGTATAATTAATATGCGCCTTTAGGATAGGGGGGAATACTAATGCATTTTATCTGAGGGTGGGAAAAGGTGTATCACATTTCCATGTGACGAATCATCGGGAAAGTTATCTATAAGTTGATCTTCATAGAACTTTTCTTTTAAGTACTCGGCGATTTCGTCTCTGGACATATCAGAAGTATCTAACATAACTTCATCTATATTAAGACTCTTCTTACCCTTAATGTTTTGAGATTCTAAAATGATGTCGAGGGCGTTTTTAAAATGTAACTTGAGTATAGAAGAGGGTGTCGCCTCACCGAGAATGTGATCTGGGTTGATCGCACTTAGTTCATTTATATCCTCTTGAAATGATATCCAAGGTTTAAAAGAATAATATCTTACATTCTGATCAAAGTCTTCTGCATGAAATACTTTTAAAATCTTACGAGCAATAATATCCCCATTCTGGTTATCTGTCTTGTCGACATCTATAACCTCGCAAACAATCTCATCGTTGTTAGTTAATTTAAATTGTCTTATATTCATAGATCTATTACTACCGTTTTACAATTGAACTGCTCGTTTTTATATATTTTATTTCTTTCTTCAGAATGTAACAGAGAATAATTTTTTCTCTTCATCCAACTAATATCATCACTAATATCATACAATGTAGTTTCCCTTCCATCATCACTTTTTCTCAAGCCTCTACCAATAGATTGCAACACTCTAATTTGTGATTTACTAGGTGATGCAAAGATTATATTGTGTAGGTTTCTTATATTTATACCTGTAGAGAACGTACCAAGTGATGCAACAATGATTGCATTATTCATTTTTTCTACGATTCCTCGTATCGCTTCTCTGTCGGATGTATTAGTTTCTCCAGATACAAAGTATACTTTTCTGTCTTCTGCTTTCTCTCGTATCAAGTTATGTAAAGGTTTACCATGTTTGTCAACATAATTAAATAACACTAGAGTATTACCTTTGAGATCCAGTGCTAGGTTCCTGATAAATTTATTCCGTTTTTCGTGACCAACGATAAAGTCGATTTCTTCTTGATAGGTTTTTTTCCCGAAAGTTTTACGTAACTCTCGTCCATATGAAAGAACGAGTCTCCTGATAGTGAGCGGGGCAAGAGTATCGTTATCCTGTAATTGCTTAGTGGTAGTGACTTTATATATCTTCCCGAATAGTCCTTGTAGAACCAACTCATGCGTTTGCGACCCATCTAATGTTCCTGTCGTTCCAAATCTATATTCTGCTTCTGTACATTTGTTCATTATGTTCATCAATGACTTTGACTTGAATCCATGCACCTCATCCCCAAATACACAACCAAACTGTTCGAACCAAACCTTGGGTAGTTTGTAAATAGATTGCCATGTAGATATTACGATTGCAGAATCGACTGCCTTGTCTTTCCCAGAATAGATCCTATGCATCCCACCTTCAGGCATTCCATACTTTACGAAGTCACTATGCATCTGTTCGACCAACGATGTTGTAGGAACGATGATAAGAACACGTCCACCCTTTGGAAAAGATCTACCGTCTGTTAACATTGCGTACCAGAACCTTGCGAGTGCATAGATCATGTACGACTTACCAGAACCTGTCGGTGATAATAGAATCGCACGTTTACGAACCAACGCCTCTCCCACTGATTGAAACTGATAGTCTCTGAGTGGGAATGGTAAATTTAAATCATTTAAAAATTCAGTAAGAACTCTGGGTCTTATATGTGTTCTATCGTCTGGTTTACCGTATTGACTTTCCTCTGTTAATATGTTATATTGTCTTCTATCCGCAAATTCTTGTAAATGATAATATAAACCAGCGGGTAGTGTACGTTCTCTCAATGTGAAGAGTCGTATCTTACCATCCCACAACTTATTGCGGAATGCAGGCATGAACTTATAGCCAGGTACATAAAACGAAAAGTACTCGTTTAACTCTTGCGCTGTACCACTATCACATTCAATCTGTAAATCGGAATGGTTTAGTTTCCTGACTCGAATTGCTTCCACTTAATTATATTACCTATTGTTTGATGTCGCCAGTTAAGATTATTTATTATCTCACTTAACGTCTCAATCACGGTCTTGTAATACTCTATCTTTTCTTCAGACTTCTGTATCTCTGGATCTGAATTGTAGTAGTGTTCCATTTCACCTTTGAGTATCTTTAGACCGTTAAAAGGATCTGGTTCCCAACCTTTCTCTTCCAACTCTTCTTGAGACATCTTTCCATTGTAATATAACCACTTGTCTTTCAACAAAGACTTCTGTGCAAACTCTGCACGTTTCAACATGAGTTTTGTTTGGGATAGAAGTTCCAGATACTTAGCATGTAACATAGGAGTCACACGTGATGATTCATCAAGTCGTATCTGATTTATCTCGCAGTCCTTAGACCACATTTCATGTATTTGTTTCAAGTCAATCATAAAGTTATTATATCACAGTTTTTGTATAATGTAAAGTTATTTATGCACTATTCCTTACGCCGCATTTCCTGAGTTACCAGCACATCTAAACAAATCTACTGTGCAGTCTCCAAAATCAGTTGCATTATTACCAACTACTTCCATTGATATAGCATATATTTCATTTGTATATGTAGTAGAAGTACTAGCAGTATCTGAGCTCCCACCACAAGAAAACGCTGTATTAGAATTTCCTGTTCCAGCATTGTGATCCCTGGCTTGTGGAAGATTACTACCCCAATCTACTGCATTACCTGCAGTTTGGAAAACAATATATTCCATACTACTTATTTCATTACTGCCTGAGTTCAGTCCACCCATAGTAAGACCATACATAGGATTACCATGTGCAGCAGTGGCTCGTTTCCTGTAAGTTGCCATATTACCAAATGTTGTAGCATCAGATAATGTCGCCGCAGTTACAACTTGATAACTGCCATAATCTGCACCGTTAAAAACGCATCTTACTCCGTCTGACATCCCTGCATTGTAGTCAGAATGACTGTCCAAATCACCAAAATTTGAAGCATTACTTGTAGATGCTATATTTACAAAATCTATTCTTAGATAAGGCGCACCTGCCCAAGTTGTATCACCACTAGTAATTATAGCTTTAGTTCCATCAGATGCACCAGCTTTACCAGCTGCTTCATAATAGCAATCACCAAAATCTGAAGAACTATTGGTTGTTGCACAAGTAAAATATTGTATTTTATCTGTTTTCACTGTGTAATACCCACTACCACCAGCGTTTAACGCTCTTGTAGCATTAGACATATTACCAGCAATGTATGAACGAAACTCATTCATTGCACCAAATGTTGAAGCATTTCCAGGCGAAGTTGTGTTAAAATATTGTATATACGGATAGGAAACATTATTACTACCAGTAGTAGAATTATATACTGAAGGCCATTGTCTACCACTAATTATAAATCCTCTGTCTCCACCATTTACAAATGGAAGATCAATAATTCCTGCTGTGTTATATGTTATAGTAACTTCTTTTGAAATAAAGTTAATCCCATCACTCCATTTAAAAGTATAGACAAAGTCACCATCGGAATCTGTCAGATTACCTGCATTAATTGCACTTGCTATCTCAGTTTTTGTTTTACCAGTAAATGTCCATACAGATGAATCGTTAGATATGGTTGCCATGTATTGTGCAGAGTCACTTGCAAAACTCTGATTAATTAAAACAGTACCACTATCTACATCACTAGACAATGCTGTGATT